GAACGGAGTCTCATGTGGAGACCATCTGTTATTTTTATTATCAACCTCTGCTGGTGCTGGTGGTAGTGCAATCTTTATACTATTTACTTCGTATATTTCACCTATGGTTCCATCCTTAGATATAACTATTACATCGTAGTCACTATTGTATCCATAGGCCCAAGTCTTAAACTTGTTCTTTGTGGATACTACACCCTTTGGAATGTAGTCTGTGATTACACTATATAGTCTATTTTCCATTCTTTATCTTAGCCCTTCCCTCGGCAAAACCCTGCATACTTATGTCCTTCACTGGTACGTCATTCTCTCTGTTTTCCTCCTCCTCTATCTTATACAACATAGACAAGGCATCCTCAAAGGCTAACCTCTTTGACGCAGCAGCATTCTTCAACTTATCAGCCGATAGGTCGTCCTCAGCGTGAGTTATTATAGGAGACTTAAGCACCTTTATAAGCTCATCAATTGCAGCCTTACCAGCCTCTAGTATCTCTATTTTTTTAGACATATGTTCTTATTAAACATCCTGTATAGCATCTCGCCATCTATCTTGAACTCGTACTCGCTCTCTGGTGTGAATGACACAATATCACCAACCTCTGCCGAAGTAAAGTCATCGTTCTTGTATACTATCTCACCCCAAAGTTCTTCAAACCTACCTAGATTGGTAAACATCTTATCCTCAGAGTCGATTGGCTTTATAAATAGAAATGGTGGTGTAGCCTTCCAGTCTTCAGTGCCTCGCTTGTATAAGTACATCTGTTCTGGCTCAATAATGAAATAGTCATCAATGAGGTGATGCCAGCTAGACTTCTGTCTGCCCTTCATGTCATGGTAAAACTTAAACACGTTATGGTGAACAACTACTAAGTCTCCTGGTAGTACAGGGCCGTCATAGTATATAGGCACAGACTCAACTACAGCGAATCTATTAGACACAGTATGATCGTCTTGGGAAGAACTTATGATGAAGCTTATGTCACCATACGTCCTTAAGTTATCATACCGTCTCCCATCAAATGGTTTGATGATAAAACAGTAGGGTGACTTCATTAAAAATCAATTTTAAATTCTATTGAAATTGGCATTGTGTTGGAGAACTGCTTCCACTTTATTATCTCTCCGTCCTTAATTATCCATATACATATAGACCCGTCCTTTTCTGACAGTATAGACTCAATTCTATACGTCCTATCTAAGACCTCCTGCCCAACCACGTAGTGCATGCACTTCATGTAGTCTGGACCTATAGATATTTTTCTAATTATATTCACCTGTTTGAAGATTAATCTTGATGTCTGCACCGTACTTTGCAATCAGTTCATCTTGAAAAGATGAAAGATCATACGCAGATGTCTCTAGATTAGCAATAGTAGAAATTTTCTGACTCTTTAAACGAGAGAATGTTACCTCGATGTCAGCTATTTGAAATTTTAAGTCCTTGTAGGACTGGTTTAAAGACCTAAGTTTATCTAACTCTTCGTCTGAGATTTTTTTATCTTCCATTTTATTTAATTTAATTTGTTACAAATATAGTAAAAATTCGTTACATAGATATATACCACGTAGTAGTAGCGTTGTCGTACTGAAAACAAATAGGTGTATTTGCTGTTAATGTAGATGGTGCACCCAGTATAGCTGTTGCTCCAGGAGTGATCCATGTTGTAGCTGGACGTGTAACAGTAGACATAATAACGTACTTAGCACCGTTGATTGATGAGCTAGCCGTGGGCATTGTTATTGCAAAAGTAATTCCAACAGTAGCACCTGTAAAGTATGTGTTTGTACTCGATATGGTAGCTACAGTCAACCCTCCAGTAGCGTTTATTAACGGAACTGAATTTAACGCTAAAAGACTTTGCACATTAAAGTTTGCCGTGTCACCATTTGCTGTACCAAAGACAGTATCGTTTATACTTGGGGCAACTATATTATAATTTTGTACTTTCATTTTCCTTGACCTTTATATTGTTTCTTATAGTTCTTAGATGACTTCATCTTAGATGTCTTTGTTTTAGCGTGAATCCCAGGCCTACTAATAAACCTTTTCACCATTGTCCTAACCTCTGATTGTTTCTTCATCTATTTCTAATTGTAAAGTTAAGCAAAGTAAATGAATAAAATTTTCTATACAGGTCTATATCCAAAGATATAACCCTAATAGGCCCAAGTACTAATTTAAAATAAACTATTCCAAAAGAAATTTTTGGCCAATTATTTATTATTTTCATAAATTCTTAAGCATTTCGATCATCCTAGGACAAGGGTAGATATCACTCTTGTCATGGCGAACTGAGTTATGTGTAAATATGCCGTTCTCACCTTTTAACGCTCTCTTGTCAATATCAAAAATAGAGTCGTTATACTCTCTCGATATTCCATAGGTGTCACACAAGTAAACAAGCAGCTGCCTTGTGGACTCAATCTGCTCGTCTGTATATTTTTGCCAGTATATGTGTCCCTTATATTTCTCTGTAAGCTCAGTTACTTGACTCTTATCAACCTTACCTCCTACGTAATTTATAAAGTTCCCGTTCTGCTTCTTCAATGGACCATAGTTACAAATTTCAATACCTACTGATATCTTGTCTAGGCTCTTGTACGCAACACCCATCTCAGCAAATACCTCTGGCTTTAGGCCAAGGTGATACGCCCAATGCTTTGAAGAAAATAATTGCACTATTGCGCCCTTATCACCAATAACAAATGCAGTAGCTACACGACCCTCCTTCTGTTGAAAGTATTTTGCAACTGAAACTGCATTCCCTCCACCAGCCGTATGGTGCAAGTATATCTGTGTTTTTTTGTGAATGTCTTGAAAGTATTGATCGTCAGATAGACGACTCTGAACTATCTTTTTTATATCTAACTCCATCTATATCATTTTTAATTTCTTTCGATCTTGCTAGTAACCGTTTAAAACCTGCCCATATGTCGATGCCTTTTACACTCTTATAATTTTCTGAGATAGAGACCGTCTCTATACTGACAAGCACTAGGGATAGGATCTTTGTTAGCATCAATGGCACTGAAAAGAATTTGATGACGATATCATTGAGTATCCAAAAGTCAATCAGGTAGAAACCAATTACTGCAACTTCATAGAGCATTATCTTAGATACAATAGCCGAAAGTTTTCTAGATGTAATCGGTATATTTAACTTCTTAGACTTCCATATTCCAGTCAATGTGTCTAATATTATAGCGAAACAAATTAAAAATAATATACCTGAGATAGGTAAAAAGAAAGCTCCAACTACCGTTAATAATTGTATTATTGATTTCTGTATTGTCGTTAACAGTATAGCTAGTTGTATTCTCATTAGATAGGCATTAATGTTTTTTTAATAATTTTTATTACTATATACACTAACAATATAATGAATACAATACCCCCAAGCACAGCTAAGAAATTTACCCACCACGGTATAAATTTTATTCTTTCTGGCTTAAGTGTCTTAGTTATAACTTTGGTTTTTATAATGTCGTTGCCCTTTATAGTCTTATAAATAGTATGTACCTTAGCCTTAGATGTATATACATTATTCCTTATCCTTGTCTCTAGCGTTACTATCTCTCCGTCCTTATCTCTTAGATTATCTGCAAGCTTTGAAATAACATTGCCTAATGAATCACAGTATAAAGTATCTTGTAAAAAAATAGTTTCTCCAGGGATAGTTATTGTGGTGTCTTTAACTTGTATTACTGTCACAGTACTATCTTTCTGAACACATAAAGGGCAATACTTAGCAAGCCTCTTCTCTAAAGAACAAGAATAAAATAATATAAGTAATATTGGTAAGTATTTCATATTAGCTTTTATTTTATAAGTTTTGAAGACTTTAGTTTTTTTATAATTTTATTAGCCTCATCTTCAGCATAAGTTATAGCCTCCTCTTCTTTGTCTTTTATGTTCCAGTTGTTTAGCAAGATGCTCATGTGCATCGTTTCATGCATAACTGCTGTATTCTGTTCATATTCATTGTACCTTTTAAGCGTACCCATATTTAAAAATAAAAATGGTTTGTATGGATCTTTAGCTGTTAGCTTTTTATCTTTGGGATCATAATTAGTTAATCCATATAAGTAAACTCCATTGCCTTGATCACCTTTTTTAGGAGTTGTCATATCTACTTCTTCAGCCTGGGCATCTG